ACTAAGGTAAGTGAAAATTCTGACATGGCAAAATCCTGGGCAACTTTTTGTTGCTCAGGCACTTATAAATAATGTTAAACTATAGTGTTGCGGAATTAAGGGACAGGAAACCGACATTCGTACCGTTGGCAAAGGCGAGAAAGAGAATTGAAACTCTATTCTCACAACTTACAGACCAATTCTTGGTCATCAGGAACTATGCGAAAATAACGAATGGTTTGTTTGCCAGAATCATTGGCAAAATTAGTGCACTCACCATTCTGCAATACGTAAACTTCATTAACAACAGGCCCATTGGCAGAATTAAGTATGCACTAAATTAATTCCGCCAACAGGTTATATCTATAATTTCTTGTGTAATGTTTCGTGTTTTAATTTTAATTTTAATTTCTGTTTTCTGTTTTCAATCTCAAGCAGCAATAGTACCTCAAGATACATTGATGTTATCAGCTACCGTAGTTGATGAGGTACAAGAACCTTTACCCTATGCCACCGTACTATTAATTACAGAAGAAGGAGAAATTTTAAAAAGTACAACAACTGATTCAAAAGGGGTGTTCAATATAAGCAAAGAAGGAACTGATGGTAAATTTATTGCTGTCAGATTTATGGGGTATAAACAAGCACGAGTCTCTATTCCTCTTCCAACTGTTATCCAGTTAGAACCGAATTCCAACACGTTGCAAGAGGTTATAGTTAAAGGAAAAAGAGCAGTCTATAAAGTTACAGAAGGAACATTTGAAATAGACGTCTCAAAATCAGAGTTAAAAAAATTACCCGAAGTTGCAGATGTTCTTGCTTTTCTTCCAGGAATGTTGGCGACCGGTGGAAGAGTTGTACCTATATCAGGAGGCACACCTTTGTATATATTGAATGGAGTAGAACAAAAATCATACGATAGAATCGGTACGCTCCGTCCTGAACAAATAAAAACGGTAAATGTTAATTACTATCCACCAGCTAAATATTCGGCTCAATATGGTTGTATTATTTCTATTACAACAAACCAACAATTAACAGATTACTTTTCTGCTCAGGTGGAACATAATTCTTTGTTCGGACGGCGGTACACAGAAGAGGATGTATTGAGAATTTCTTTATCAAAAAAGAAATGGGATAATTTATTGTCTTATAATTTTTCATACCTCAATGAAGATAACACAGGTACCAATCAATACGATGTATTAAGCCCTAAAGGGAAAACGGAACGGTCTTCCATCTCTTACAATAATGAAATTCTTTCCAAGCCTGCTCACCATATTGTCGAAAGTTTCAGTTACAGACCCAATCAAAAATTTAATATAACATTTCAGGGTGATATAAATATCTCCAATAAGAAAGCGAATACCCAAGGAGATGAGTATAACCATGAATATGGTCTGAATACACTATATTCCAACACCCATCAAGATGAAAGAAGTCGTAATATTTCTGCCAATGCCGATTTGTTGGTAAATTATACAATGACAGATAAGCAACAACTATCTGTTTCTGGCGGTTATTTCTACGCTAAAGCAAAATCAGAGATAGATTTAGTATCAAACAGTAAAAACCGTTCTCGGATAAATGGTAAAAATGACTATAACGCATTTAATACAAAGATAGAGTACGACTACAACTCGAAAAAGGGTTTCTCTCTAAATGTGGGCTTTCAAGGAAATTCTATTCTGAACAAAGGCTATTCAAATTACATTTTTGAGAATACTACGACTCCATTCTATAATATAACGAGTAATCTTCAAGATGATGAACTCAGTTTATTTGCAACTATAAATCAAAAATGGAATAAACTCTTTATCACCGCAGGGGTTAGAGGAAGCATTTTTCATTCTGAATATGAGCAAAATAAAACAAATAGTATTACTGATACATACTTTAAACTCTTTCCTCGTATAACAGCCCAATGGCAGATAAATCCCGATTTGCTATTCATTGGAAGTATTATTACTCAGAATTCACGACCAATGTTTAGGGATATTTCCCCTCTTTTGCATTATATAAATCCTTATTTATATGAAAAAGGTAATTCATCTCTTAAATCTAATGATAGATACATTTATTCCTTATCTATGGTATGGAAGAATAAATTTGTCTTACAGGGAAGATACATACATGACGCTAATGCTGTTTTGTGGAAGTTCACCGAAAATTCTGAATTAAATGGAGCTCTATTGAATTCTCCCGTCAATGTAGATTACAATACATGGTTGTTTAATGCAAGTTATTCAGATAAATTCGGTATATATAGATTTGCTTATAATGCTTCATTTCGTTATATTCCAACAAAAATCAAATACTTAGATACTTATGCACATAGAAATCCAAATATTGCATTTACCTTGGTCAATCAATTTGACATTACTAAGCAAATGATAGCGTCTATAGATTTGTCTTACTCTTCAAAAAATGGTTTCTTGGGAGTATTGGAATCACCTAAGTATGGTTTATCTTTTTGGATACGGCAAAATTTCTTCAAAGATAATCGTTTACAAATTATCTTGAGAGGTAACGATTTATTACACAAATCTATATCAAAAACAAATGTATTCATAGATAATATCAAAGTACAAACAACTCCTGATTTCGATAGTCGCTTTCTTTTACTGACCATTAAATATACATTCAATGGATTTAAGGATACATTTAGAAGATTGAACACCAATGAAAGCAATCAGAAACGATTGAATTTGCAGTGATAATATTTTTGCAAATTTAATATTTACTTTAGTATAGTATTTTTAGTTTAGTTTTATATATCACAAATGTACACCTTAGTTAGACAACGTGACGCAAAAGATTGTGGACCTTCTTGCTTAGCAATGATAATTAAGCATTATGGTCGCGATTTTAATATTGATTCAATTAGAACAGTTTGTTCATTAAATCGAGAGGGAGTTTCTTTGCTTGGTATCAGTAAGGCTGCAGAAACTATCGGCTTCAAGACTGTTGGAGGTCGATTAAGTTTTGATACACTTGCATTTGAAGTTCCTTTGCCCTGCATTGTTCATTGGAATCAGAATCATTTTGTTGTTGTCTATAAAATAAAAAAGCACAAAAAAGGAAAATATACCGTATATGTTGCCGACCCTGGCAAAGGACTTGTTTCCTATACCCAAGAGGAGTTCTGCGAGCATTGGGTAAGTACTAAGACCAACGGTGAGGAGAAAGGTGTCGCCCTTCTTCTTGAACCTACAGAACAGTTCTATGCTCAAAACGATACAGAAACAGCACCGACTCAAAGCCGCGCGAAGTTCCTTTGGAACTATCTCAAAAAGTACAAGAGATTCTTTACGCAACTCATTCTCGGTCTGTTGCTCGGCTCGCTCCTGCAACTCATTTTCCCCTTCCTCACTCAAGCCATCGTTGATACAGGTATAGGAGGAAAGGATATAGGCTTTGTATGGTTAGTGCTCTTGGCAGAAATGATGCTACTTTTCAGCCGTACCGCCATAGACTTTATCCGCTCCAAAATACTCCTGCACATCTCCACACGTATCAATATCTCGCTCATCTCGGATTTCTTCATCAAATTGATGAAACTACCGATGAAGTTCTTCGACACCAAACTGATGGGCGACCTCTTGCAACGTATTGAAGACCACCGACGTGTGGAGCAGTTCCTCACCTCAAGCAGTCTGAGCCTACTATTCTCGTTCTTTACCTTCCTTGTCTTCGGTGTCGTCCTTGCAGTCTATAATCTTGGCATCTTCCTTGTATTCCTCTCGGGGACATCGCTTTATGCTGGATGGATTATTCTTTTTCTCAAAAAGCGCAGGCTGTTGGACTACAAATATTTCGAGCAGGCAGGGCGAAACCGCAACGTTACCTACCAACTCATAGGTGGTATGCAGGAAATCAAGTTGCAGGGATGTGAGCAGCGCAAGCGTTGGGAATGGGAGGACGTGCAAGCCGACCTTTTCAAGGTCAATCTGCAAAGTCTTAATCTTCAGCAAATACAACTGGCAGGAAGCATCACCATCAACGAGATAAAAAATATATTGATTACCGTTTTTGCTGCAACTTCTGTCATACAAGGCAATATGACGCTTGGTATGATGCTGGCAGTGCAGTACATCATTGGACAGCTCAACAGCCCCGTGGAACAGCTCATCCAGTTTATCTATTCTTGGCAGGACGTGAGCATCAGCCTTGACCGTATGAACGAAATTCATACAGAGACTAACGAGGAGAATGCGAAAAGAACACGGAATGCCTACATTGATGAAACACTTGAGGGACATTCCCTCAAGATAAAAGACCTCTCTTTCAAATACGACATCTACAGCCCGAAAGATATTCTCTCAGACATCAATCTCTTCATACCTAACGGCAAAGTAACCGCAATCGTGGGGGCGAGTGGAAGCGGAAAGACCACATTCGTTAAACTCTTGTTGGGGTTCTATGAACCTCTGAAAGGAAGCGTTCAAGTCGGCAGTGCCAATCTGAATGAATATAATCTCGGCTGGTGGCGAAGCCAATGCGGTGCGGTAATGCAGGAGGGGTATCTCTTCTCCGATACCATTGCGAGGAATATTGCCATATCGGATGATGAACCCGACATCGAACGTATCCGCCATGCTGCCCGTGTGGCAAATATCGCGAACTACATCGAAGCCCTGCCTTTGGCTTACAATACGATGATAGGACAGGACGGACAGAGCATCAGTCAGGGGCAACGGCAACGCATACTTATTGCGAGAGTAGTCTATAAGAATCCGATGTTCGTATTCTTGGACGAAGCCACCAATGCCCTCGATGCCAACAATGAACGAGTCATTACTGAAAACCTTTTGGAGTTCTACAAGGGAAAAACCGTTGTCGTGGTGGCACACCGTCTTTCCACCGTTCGTAATGCCGACCAAATAGTTGTGTTGGAGGGAGGAAAGATTGTAGAAGTGGGTACACACGAAGAACTGACAGTCAAACGTGGAAAATACTTTGCCTTAGTGAAGAATCAATTAGAATTGGGAAACTGATATGGAAAAACAGGAAAATAAACAGGAACGGAGTTTTGAACTCCGCAGCGAGAAAGTCTGCAGCATCGTGGGGCAGATACCCTCTTCACTTGTCCGATACGGTATTACCGCCATTGGAGCTGTGTTGCTTTGTCTGTTAGCCGTAGCCTATTTCCTGCCTTATAAACAAGTGTATTCGGGAACAGCTACCGTACACAGAGCAACAACAGTAATACCGGCGGACAGCACAGATATAACCATCTTGCTTAAGTTTGAGAACAAACATCCATATAATGTAAATGGACAAGAACTTAATCTGCAAGCTGTCAGTGGTACGTTTACGGGAAAAATACAAAGCCTTTCCGCCATCCGTGACACATTGGAGCGTCAGGAAGCCCTTTGCCGTTTCAAGTCAGCCGACATAAAAACAGTAGAAAACCAAACGGTGGATTTTCAAATAGCACGAACATCGGGCAATCTGCTGCAAAAAATGCTTGGAGGAATATAATTCCACCGCACATTCCTTATCTCTCCCGATAGTCAATGGTTAAACTCACTGCTTTCTCTTGCAAGGTAGTGAGTTCTTTTGTTTGTTGGATAAGAGCTTTAGGTATAACTCAGGCAAAACAAAAAATAGCTCGCCAAACAGGCATTCCTACTACTAAATCTGGAATAGAAAGGAAAATAGGAAAAATGATATTAAAGTCAATATTTGGAAAATAAAATAACCTTTTCTATTGACTTACCGACCTGCTTTGTTACTTGCGTCTTTTGTTTTATTGCAATTATCATCTCCAATATGGGAGATGGAGATGGCACAGTCTACTATAATCTGACTTTTTACATGAAAAAGAATTTAGCTGCGTGTTCGGTATGGGCACCGCTAAGGTTTATGTAGAGGAAAGCAAAACTAACTACTACGTTTCTATCCAGCCACACAAATACGCTATGCCCGTAGTGGTAGAGGAAAAGGTTAGCAAAAAGCAGGCAAAGGATATGCAGGCCGCTATCGACGTAGTTTACAAAGAATACGAAAGCAAAAACGCTGGCTGGAAATGGGTACAAAAGTAGAGCATAGAGGCGGGGCGCGTCCGGGTTCGGGCCGCCCTACCAAATCGAAAGACGGCGCGCGCGTTACTTTCTCGGTAATGGTTAGCCCAGTAACCCGCAGACGCATTACTGAGCTGCGCGCAGCAGGTGTTAAACTCGGCGAAGCTATCGACGCTATGGTAGCACAGTTAGCCGCCCAGTATGATATAGACTAAAAAAGCCCGCCCTAAATAGGCGGGTTTCTTTGTTTTATCTCTCGTAGTCGATAAATAGACGCATACACATAAGCGTAGTTATTACTCCGTCTATCTTCTGCGTATGCTTACGCTTTATCGGCTTGCAGTTCTCCAGCTTATCGCTATCCAGTACAGCGTTACCAAAGCAGTAGGCGTTAATCGGGTTATCGTTAATATAGATATGGCCCGTTTTCGCACCGTGTTCAAAACTTTCTACCGGCGCGGTAAATGTTCCGTAGGTCTGCCGTATGCCGGTTATCACGTTACCCGCTCCGGACGCTGCCAGCATATTTATAACCTCTTGGCTTTTCCACGGGTCGTAACCTATGCCCAATATACGCACATAGCCGTTAAGCCTCAGCACGTAGTTTACTATCTCGCGGTAATCTATTACGTCGCCCTCTGTCAGTATTAGGAAACCTTTAGCCGCCCACGTCCTATATAACTTTTCGTTAGGGTGTCCGGGTAGCGCACCCTCCGGAAAAAAGTAGGCCGTATGGAAATAAAAGTTTTTCTGCCCAGCGTCATACATACCCATAGTAACCGCGCTAAAGTCGTCGCTTTCGCTAAGGTCTATAGCTACCATCGCGTCCGGTCGGCCCTTGATGCCGTCTAAGTTCATAGGCTTAGATATATGGCGGGCCAGCGTAGAGCTTATCCAGCTGCGCTGCTCGTTCTCAGCATAGAGGTTAAGCAGCTTAGTACGGAAAGCTAACATAGCTTCACTGCCATTACGTACCGCGTTCTTATACTCCTGCCGGTAAAAGTCCAGCGATACGGTAATACCTAAATGCGGGTGTACTTTTATCCACGTGTTTTCGTCGTCCTCCGCGTCGTCTAAATCCGGCTCGAATATATGTGCAAATACGCTGTCGTCCTCATACTCGCCCAGCAGCACAGCTTTATAACCTTGCAGCATTTCATAAAACGGGCCGTCGAATACGTCCGACGCGGTGGTTATAATCGCTGTTAGCGGGTTCTCACGTACACCCATAGAGGTAGTAAGCACCGTTAGCAGTTCGCTGCTGCGCGCTTGGCTAAACTCGTCCATAATCACAGTAGAGGCGTTTAGACCGTCTTTTGTTCGGGCGTTGGCTGTAAGGCACTGCGCAAACGCGCTACGGTCTTTTCGCTTACTCTTAACCGTCTGCTCGTTCACAGTATAGCGGCGTTCTTTGGGGTCTAACTTCAGCACGCAGTTACGGATAACGTCGAAACACTTTTTAGCTTGGTCGCTACTGTTGGCTCCGGTGTAGCTCTCTGCGTTAGCATCGCCGTACAGCAGGTCATACACGGCCAGCGACGCGGTGCTGGTTGTCTTGGAAAACTTACGCGGCACATATAGCACAGCCTCCCGGACTACTCGCTTAGTACCCTCCCAAAAGGCAAATATACTGGCAAACTGGAAATACTGTACCGGGGTAAGCGCATACCGCTGCTGCCCAGTCTTACCGGGAAAATACAGACTTTCGTAGAAATCGGCAAACTGCCATACCTCCGTCGCGTTGATGCCATACTTATCGCACATATAGAAAAACCGCTGTACGGCCAGCTGCTCGTAGAGGTTGTGCGCGTCCGGGTTCCCTGCCACCATACGCACGTAGCTATCCAGCCGGCTATCTATCTCGGTAAGTCGGTAGCGGTCTATATCCATATTAGCCAGCAGGTCGGTAACGTCCGCTTTCGCCTGCCTCAGTTTGTCTTTTTCTTCTTCTGTCATACTTTTATAGTTCCGTAACTTCTATATTCATTAGACGGCGGGCTAATAACCTCTGCCGCGGTAAGCGATATAAAAACGCGGCGCGCGGCTTCTCTGTTGTTCTGTTCCATACTCTTAGCCCTCCTTAGTCTTGATGATAGTAGGCTGCTGGCGTTTCTTCGTCAGCTTCTTAGTTAAGTCGGCCAGCGGGTCGTCGTCCACGCCTCCCGACAAATCTACAGCGGTAAGCCCTAACGCTTTCATCTGTCGCGTTATAAGTTCCTGCGCTTCTTTGGCTATCTTGAAAACTGGATGCGGTGCCAACTTCTCGCCGTAGCGGGTAGTCTCGTAAACCGTTGTTTCGGTCAGCCCGTCGATTTGCTCGTTAGCCATATCCAAATTACGCATAGCTGAGGCCAGCGACGTAATTTGCATATCCAGCCCTCTGCTGTAGGTTCCGTTTTGCTTTAACGTCTTGGTAATATCCTTAACGTACTCCTTTACTGTTTTAGCCATATTCTTGCTATTTTCGTTACTATTTTGTCGATTATCACTAAATTTTGGCGGGTTCGCCGTGTTACTGCATATTTATACACAAATACGGCCAAAGTTCCGCGTTTCCAAATTTTGGCTGCGCGTCGCGCGAATGTGGGGGCGAGGTTTAACGGCCATTACCCCCGTTAAAAAATACGCCCCCGGTCATTGCGTAACGTCGTCGCCAAAAAATCTATGGTTAAACTCGCGCGCCTGCTTTGCCTTGCGCTCTTTGTTTGCTTGCCGGCCGCACCTACCTAACTCTGTATGTACCTTAACGTGGCAGTCGTGGCATAGGGCCTGCGTGTTGTGTGCGTCGTACATTCTCTGCACGCGCTCCCGCTGGCTTAGTGCCTCCTCTACTGGTTTAACGTGGTGTACCTCTGTAGCCGCTGTGGTTCTTCCCTCTGCTAAGCATCGCTGGCATAGTGGATGCGCTGTTAATACTTCTTTTCGCAGCCGTAACCACCTGCTCGTATGTATCAGCTTTTGGTAGTTCTTATCTTTTGCCATAGCCTTTTATTACTTTCTTCTTAGTGTAGTTACTTATCTGCATATCCTTATCCTTTGCACCACTGGCAGGCATACTGCCCAGCTCGGCAAACATACTATCTATATACTCCCCGTCGTCGTCGGGTATATCGTACCTACGGCTTTCTACCCCCTCCATACGGTCTAACAGTATATGCGTAAAAGATACCAGCAGCTCGCACACGTTCTTAAACTTGTACTTATTAGTTAAGTGCTGTAGCTTATTGTAGGTCTGCGGGTCTATGCTTATATTAACCCTCTTTCTTTCGCTCATAGTGTTTACGTATTAAGTAGTTCAGACTATCTAATAAACTCTGCTGCACTCCCTTTTTGTCCTCCAGTGCTGCGCTGGCTCTGTCGTCCACTGTGCCGCTGCACACCAGCTTATAGACCGTTACCGGGTAACGCTGGCCTTGTCTGTGCAATCGTGCGTTAGCTTGCTGGTAGTGCTCTAAGTTCCAGCCCGTGCCAAACCATACGATATAGTGGCCGCCCTGCTGCATATTAAGGCCGTATGCGGTGCTGGCTGGATGTGCCAGTAGTACGTCTATTTCGCCGTTATTCCAGTCCCTTAAATCGGCTTCGCCTTGGTAGGTTCTTACCCGGTAGCCTTTAAGCCGTTCGGTAATACGCGTAATATCGTGCTTATACTGGTAGAACACTAAAACGCTGTTGCCGTTGGCTGCTTCGACTATCTCGGCCAGTCTATCCAGTTTTTCGTTATGGATAGCGTGTACCTGCTTGTCGTCGTCATATATGGCACCGTTAGCAAACTGGCTTAACTTATTCATTAGGCCCGCTGCGCTGTTGGCCAGTACGTTTGCCGGTTCGTCTCCGTGTTCGGCCTTAAACTCCAGCACCTTGTCGCGCTCAAACTTATTATACGCTGCCATCGTCTTATCGGATAGCTTAACGCTAACCGTGTGCGTTATCATATCCGGCAGCTGCAAATAGTCCTTGGCCTGCATACTAAGGCATATATCCGCTATCTTGTTACGTATAATATCCTCGCAGCCTTTCTTAATGTCGCAGCGTACTACTATGTTATTCCACTTATGCGTCGAAAAGTAGTTATCGCGGTACTTGCTTACCGATTTACCCAGCCGCTCGCCTTGGTCTATGCAGTACATTTGCGCCCATAAGTCGATTAAGCCATTAGGCGCGGGCGTTCCGGTAAGGCCGATAATACGCTTAACAGACGGGGCCGCTACGCGCATAGCCTTAAATCGCTCGCTCTTGGAACTCTTAAAGCTCGTCAGCTCGTCGATAACTAAAGCATCAAAAGGCAGACGGCCGCCGTACTTTCCGCACAGCCATACAAAGTTATCGCGGCCGGTAACGTAAACGTCTGCTTTCTCGGCCAGTGCTAAACATCTTTGCTTTTCAGTCCCCAGCACCTTAACTACGCGAAGCCCTCGCAGGTGTTCCCACTTGTCGGCCTCAGTACTCCACGTCGTTTCTGCTACTTTTTTGGGTGCCACCACTAAAACGCGCTCTATATCGCAGTCGTCTATTAGCTGCTGTATGGCCGTTAAAGTAGATACCGTTTTACCCAGCCCCATATCTAAGAATAGACCGCAGCGGGGTTTATCTATAATCCATTGCGTAGCCGTCTTTTGGTAATCGTATGCTCTGTAAATCATATTATCGCCCTCCCTCGTATTTAGTTAAAACTCGGTCTATACTCTCTTTGCTGTCGCAGACGTGGACGGGATGCCCTATACTATCCATCTGCTTAAACCTTACCAACTGGATAGGCCGCGGCTTCTCTCCTTTGCTCTTTAGCTCTATCCATTCCGTAGCCCCGCCCGGAAATAAGCAAACGCGGTCGGGAAAGCCCACCATACCGGCATTACTGTATTTTAGGCATAAGCCGCCCAGCTCTTTTACGCGGGCTGCTAAATAACGCTCTATAGCTTTCTCGCTGTAGTCCGCGTGTCTTACTATCTTATTTATCGTTTTATCCATTTTTCTGCCTCCGGTAAACGGTAAACGCAAAAACTAACTTTTCCTTTAATACACCCTTATACACGTATATTGTATATTGTATATATACCTTTATACCCATATTACCGTTATATACTATAAGTTATATATTTATCGTTTACTCCGTTTACCTTATATATTTATTATTGATTATCAGTTACTTAGCGGTAAACGATAGCGGTAAACGATAGCGTAAACGGAAATTTTGCGTTTACCCGTCCGCGTTCGTCGCCTGCTTTTATCGTTTACCTTGCGTTTACCTTTTTAGCCCGTTGCGTTTACCGCCGTTTTTATATCTCGTCGTCCTCGTCGGGCTGTTCCACGCGCCTAAATCCGCGCTGCGTTCCGTACAGCTTCGCTGCGTGCTTGGTAGAGCTAACGCGCTCCCATTCGGGCCGGTCGCCTATCATCTTACTAACGCGTCGGCATAAGTACTTATAGTCCTTATCGGCCATATCCTTACCCAGCTGCTCACAAATAAACTCAGCCGCGCAAACCTTGTCGCGCTTAACTGTTCCCTCTGCTTGCAGCGGGTCGGGGTCTCGCAGGTAACTACGGCGCGCTTGTATATCCATCGTGTCCCAGTTCACGGGCAGCAGGGTGCGAAGGTACTTATCCAGCATCGCCACTATAGGGTCGTCGTTGTCGTCGTTAAAATCTTGCTGGCGTTGCTTCGCTTGCACCTCCAGTTCTTCGCTGAGGTATAGCGGTTCGCCCTGCTTGTAGTAGTGGACGGCCTCAGCCCAAAGCTGGTCGCGGTCGCGTCGTATCGCCTCGCTCCAGTCTTTATACTTACGTAGCTCGGCCACTACCGGGATAACCCAAAAGCGGCGGTTTCCCGTGTCGCCCTTTAGAAATAGTGCCTCGTTTGTGGTTCCGCAAAATACACACTGCCGCGGATGCTCCAGCACTCGACGCGCATAGGCCGCGCGGTAAATGTCCACCTGCTTAGACAAATGCGCCTTAACCTGTTCCACGTCGCTGCGCTTGATGCTGGAAAGCTCGCCCAGTTCCACTACCCACGCACGGCGTAGCTGCTCCATACCCTCTTTGCCCTCCAGCGTCGTAATACTGTCGTTAAACCATTTGCCGCCCATAACGCGCAGCAGGGTAGATTTGCCGATACCCTCGGCACCACTCATAATAAGGCAGTAGTCGTATTTGCAGCCGGGGTTAAATACTCGCGCTACGGCCGCTACAAAGTGTTTGCGGCTCATAGCTCTATTTAGCTCGCTATCCTCTGCGCCCATATAGTCTATAATTATCCTATCCAGTCGCGGCACTCCGTCCCACGTTAGCCCGCTGAGGTAGTCGCGGATAGGGTGGTAGCTATGGCGGGTTAATACCGCCGTTAGCGCGTCCGCTATCTTTTCCTTGCCCGTTATATCGTAGTGCTTTTCCAGCCATACGCGCAGGTTAGCGTCGTCGGTGTCCGTCCACTGGTTAGCGTTCTTATTCCACGGCAGGCCGTCTTTAGCTGAGTCCATACCCGTAAATAGGTCGTGGACTATATGGCCAGCCAGCGCGGGGTCGTTCTCCAGTATAAGGATAATGTTAGCTATGTTGCACAGCAGCTTACCGGATTTGGTGTACTCTAATTCCGCTTTCCACTCGTCGTTATAATCTTCGGGCAGTTTCGCGTCGTCTAAGCCGTCGAAATCGTCGGCAGCTGCCTGCGCGCGTTCGCGGGCCATCAGCAGTTTAACGGCTTTATCCTTTGCCGCAAATTCCTGCATAGCCGCGTAGCTCGGTTTTCTTGTCACGTCTAAAGCTCTGCTGCCCTCGTCCTGCGCGCCGAATAGATGCACGCGGCAAAGGTCGAAAGCATTGCACAGCTGCTTACTGGCGGGGTCGGTTTCGTGGTGGCTATAGGCAAATTTGCCCTCGTAGCATACCAAACCGCCCGCCACACTTCCCAGCTTATAAGTGTAGCGGCCATCGTGTCCGGTTTTCTCGTATTTGTCGCTAAGGAAATTATCTATAGCGTCCTCGATGCTGTAGGCGCGGCAAAATGCGCCTATAACTCCCGGCTTTTCGGTCGGGTCTCCCTGCTTCTTAATTTCGTGCGCTATAACGTCGCCCTCTCTGCTGGATAGCGGCCACGCGCTAACGTCCTTATAATCGACGTACTGCGATAGTATAGCGTCCACGTCGCAGGCTGGCCCGTCTTGGTAGTCGAAAACAAAGTCAGCATCTTTACTGGTACTTGGCCAGTAGAATAGGCGGGGCAGTTCGTAGGTGGTATCGTCGAAAAGGTCTATACCTATCTCGGCCGCTATCTTTCTGCAAAGCGGCTCATATTCGGCCGGCGATACCTGCCTGCTGAGTGGGAAAACCAACCTATAGCGCGGTGTCTTACTGCTATGCTTATGCGTGCTGTATATCATAGCAGCGAAGCCGAAAGCCATAGTAAAGTCGTCCCATACGTTTACGGTACCGTAGTCTATATCCAAAGTGGCGACGGTACGATACATTACGTTAGCGTTCTTACGTATGCCGCCGCTCAGATACCCGCCCACAAAGCCGCCCACGTCTTTTACGTTACTTTGTTCCTCCTTGCTCATACGGGCGTATTCGGCCGCCGTTTCCCCGGTACGCTTGGTCTCGCTGCATCGTTGCAGCAGCTCAGACCAAAGCCAGTGCCGGTTGCGCCATTTCTTAGCTATGCGGCTGTGCGCGGTCGCTAAGTCTATGGAAAAATCATTATTTAGCCTTATATCCATTTAGCAAGTTATTAAAATACTCTGCATCGTTGCAGAAAATTAGTACGTCCCTTATACCTCTGCGCGCTTTGCTAACGCGCATTTCAAAGGGTCTTAGTTCTTCGTCTAACCGGGCGTATAGCTCCGTTAGATTAACTGCGGGCAGTTCCGCTGCCACGCGGTTGCTAAAATCACGGGTAGCCATAAATTATTCCTCCGCGATATAGTCCACGCAGGCCGCCTGCGTGTCGTCCACTGAATTATCGGTTAGGCTGCACTCGCTGCCTATATAGGTATGCACGCACAGCGCGCAGTTACCACAGCATCTAATCTCGTCCGCTTCCATACGCTTTAGGGTTGTAAGTGCCCGCCTTTCGGCGGGCTAAGATTAAAGAATAACTATTAACTACTAACGTAAAAATGCTGAAACTGGCCTAACTCTGTACTTGCCCGTAGCCTTAGTGTAGGTGTCCGCGGAGCCGTCGTTGAGGGGCAAAGACCACGCGTAGGCCGCGCTGTACTCGGTAGAACTCCAGTACCAATCTTTAGCGAGTGGCTGGCCTCCTACGAATTTAAGGGCCTCGTTAATCGCGTACTGGTTAAGGCAGATTATATACAGCTCGCCCAGTGACGGGATATACTCGCCGTCTTTTAACTTAATCTGCGGGTTAAGTCCGATTTTACGCAGGTGCTGTGTGTTGGTCTCTCCGTCGTAGTCCTGCACGGCTTCTTCGTAGTCCTCGATATAATACTGGCTGTCTCCGGTTTTGTCGTCGCTGTCGGTAAGCGTTACGTCGTTGCCTCCTGCCATATCAGTAAGGGCCACCGCTACGCTGTGGTCTCCTTGCACGATGCCGATATACTCGGTACTCTGTGGGGCCTCTGTTAGCTTGCCCTCAAACAAAACCGCTGCGCCGTCGCTACCTATAAGGTAGATACCATCGCCCAGTCTGTTACTGGCTGGTTCCTCTTTGCTGTCGTTTACAAAGTTCCAGCATCTTTTTGCCTTATCTACGTCGTAGCCATTTTTGGCCAGCAGGTACATACGCGCGCGGGCAGCGTCGCTAAGTTTATTTGTTTCCATAGTCGTAACCGTTTAATTTGTTCATACTCTTTTTAACCTTGTCGTAGCAGGTATCTGCCGCGTAGCTGTTAGCTACCTCTCCGTGGTCGCTCAGTATCTCGTCCTCTGCGCCCTTTCCGTAGTTATGCAGGAAACATAAAAACTTTGTGCCGTTGGATAACTCGACGATATAGGGTATATCGTTCTCTGTTCCAAACTCTCCCTTTTCAAAGCTGCTAACGCCTACGGTGTAGTTTGGGTTAAACTCGATAACGCCGTTACTGGCAGTCCATCGCTTTTCGCCGTATCTGCGGATAGCGGCGTACTTAAATTTCAAAAATCTTTTGTTCATAATTACTTTGTTAGTCTTTAATGTAATACGGGGTAGTGTAGCCTGCGCCCTTTAGCGGTAGGTCTCGGCACCAGCTTATCGGCTGGCTAAATATCGCCTCTACGTCGTTAAGTGTCTGCGTCTCGTTCGCTTCTACTATTATTTCGTCGTGAACGTGGAAAACTATAGGTAGCCCGCTTTGCTCTGCCCGGATAATAACCATACCCAGTATATCGCGGGCCGTTGCTTGTACTACGTTCTCCGTCAGCTTACCGCCGTAGGTTCTAACCTTTTCCCACTTTTTGGTCGTTTGGTTCAGTCCCTCATACTCGATAATCTCGTGGTCGCCTCTCCAGCCGTCGCCGGTCTCGATGCCGATAGTAGCACGCGGGTAGCAGATAGTCCGGCCGGACGGTAGGGTAATAAGCAGCATACCCCATTTGTAGGAAACTACTATACCGCGGTGTATTGTGATGCTGTCGCCGGTCTTAATGGCCTTAACTGCCGCGGCCTCTATCGTACTCCAAAATTTGACGATGTGCGGGTTAGCGTCTCGCCACTTCTTAACTATCTCCCTTTCCTCGCTTTCGCTCAGTCCCATACGGCTACCGCCCATATTTTCCAGCGCGTTAATGCCTCCACCGTAGCCCAGTGCTAATACGGCGATTTTACCCTTTGGTCGTAGCTCGCTGTTTTCTCCGTGCTTCTCGACGGTACAGTGGAACATTTTACCGGCGGTAGAGCAATATATATCGCCACCTGCGCGGAATACGTCCAGTACCCAGTTTTCGCCTGCCAGCCACGCGATAACGCGGGCCTCGATAGCGGAAAAGTCGCAGACGTGGAAAGTATGGCCGGGCTTTGCGATAAACGCGGTACGTATAAGCTCGCTAAGCACGTGCGTAGGGTTTTCGTAGTTAAGTTCAAAATCCTCTAAGTCTCCGGCCTTAACCAACTGGCGCGCGTAGTCTAAATCCGTTAAATGGTTCTGCGGTAGGTTCTGCACCTGCACCAGTCTGCCCGCCCAGCGTCCCGTCCGGTTAGCTCCACAAAACTGTAAAAGTCCGTGTATTCTGCCGTCGTTACAGACGCATTTAAGCATCGCACTATATTTCTTGTTAGAGGTCTTGCCCATCTCTTTGCGTATCGCTAAAACGCGCTGCGCTTTCGGCCAGTACTTTAGCGACGCTTCCAAATCGCCTAAATCCTTTTTGTTGAGGCTTCCGATAGTTTGGCCGGTGGCCTTTGCTATATACTCCTTAATCTGCGCGGGGCTGTTTGGGTTTTCCATACCAGTAAGCCGCTGCGCTTCTGCAAAAAGGTGCGCTTTGTATTCATCGTCGAAGCGGGCCGCGTTCTCGGCCAGTTGTCGGTCTAACAATACGCCGCGGTCGTTAATACGCTGGTCGTAGTTATAAAGCAGTTCGTCAAATTCGGCAGGCTCCAGCCTACGTACTTTTTTTAATATCTGCTGCTCTGTATCTACGTCTCTAATACAGTACTGCTTAAATACCTCCCATTTATCCGGCGCGTCTGCTGGCAGGTGTCGTTTGCCCCGGTTCGGGACTGAGAAATAACGTATAAGGGCCGCGCCCTCTTTCATCTTGCCCTCTGTCAGCCTCAGCACTTCGCCACACTGTCCCAGCGATAACGGTAAGCCCATACGGGCCGCGCGTACCATCGTGCATTTCCATTGCGCAGGCTCCATAAGCGGCCAGCCGAAATAATGGCTAATACAAATGCGCTCAAATGCGGCATTAAATGCGGTCTTAACTACGGCAGGGTCGCGTAACGCGTCGATAATCTCGGCCGGTAGTTCTTCGCCCATCGCGAAATCGCAGCAGACTGCTGGCGCGTTGTCGATGCTGTAGGCAAATAGCAGTATAGTAAAGTCCGGGGCCTCGACGTAGCGATATACGCCGCAGCTTGGCAGGTCGTTGCTGCTATATGTCTCTATGTCTATACCCAACTCTTTCACGTTTACCCCTCCCTCAGCTCGTTAAATCTTAGTTTCAGATTAGTAACCAGCTGCACGCGTTCTACGTCGGCGTTCCCGGTTATGCGGTTGCAAACAAACTGCACCGCGCCGCTAAGCAGCATAGCGTCTATACTTCGGTCGGGGTCGAAATCTTCGCCGCCTCCGGTTTCGGCGGTGTGTAACCACGTTGCCGCTGTTATCAGTATGTCGGCCAGTTCGTCGCTGGCGGTGTTGTGTATTTTAGCCTCATACAGCGCGGTAAATTCCGCGTCCGGTAGTTTATTAGCCTCGGCACTTAAAACGCGAATATCGGCCACTTCTGCGCCCTTATCGACGGCCTGCCAGTATTCCTGCTGCTCTGTACGTAAAGCAGCGATACAGCCAAACGTACTAACGTCCTGCCCGCGCTTTACTGCGGTTGCGTGGCTTCTCTCTGCTATGCTATGAATAAGTTTATACATATCGTAGAAATTAAAAGCCCAGCGCGGGCGCAATCCCACGCCGGGCAAATGGTTATAGATTTAATTCTTGTCCGATTTTTCCGATAGCCAGCAGGCCCAAAGAAATAATAATCATATTTGGGTCTCCGTCCGGCTCCAGCATCTTTATATCAATCTCCACGCTATCGGTAGCGTCCAAAGCTGCGTTAATTTGCGTCGCGGCTTTTGCATCTAAGGACGTAGCGGTAAGTTTGATTAACGCCTGCTATTCTTCTGTAAGCGGTATTACTAACTGCTTCATACTTACAAATCGTCGTCGTCCTCGTTGTCGATGTCCTCAAAGTCACTCTCAGCAGACGCGCGGCCGCCCAGTCTGTCGTCGTCCTTAAACTTCATAATGTTGTTAAGGCCGCAGGCTACACCACGATTACAGCTAACGTCGTAGCCATAGAAAGTTACCGATACGTAGGCCCAAACGCCGCTATAAATCTCGTCCTCGTCGGTAATAGGGTTCTTGTGCTTATCGCACACACCCGGACGCGTATTACTCTTAGCGTTGATAAAGTAGCAGTTTGCGTAAACGTCGTCGTCCTCCTTGTCGGTGTCGCCATCGCGCAGCGGCAAATCCAGCTTTTTAGGCTCCTTGCCTCCCCACTTAGATACGGTGGCCTGCTTCTTAGCGGCCTCGATAGCCTGCTTAATAGCGTTTACGGTCGCCTTTTCCGATTTAGGGATAAGTACGTTAGTCATATACTTTCCCGTGCTTGCGTCTCCGTCCGGTGTGTACTTGTTAAATACGTGTGTGTAGCTCAATCGGCACGGGCCGATAACTACCTTAGTGTCCTTTACTTTTGGCTCTATCATAACTTTTACGTGTTAATGGTTTTACTTGTTGTTATCGTTCTCGTCGTCCTCGGTAATTTCTACCTCGTCGGCTTGCGTCTTACCGGTTAGCTCCATAATGGCCTTAATCGTCTGCGCGTTCTTGAAAATCATTCGGAACGGTGCCGCGCTTTCCTGCACCAGCATACGCGCTGAGGCTTCGGTAATGTCGGAAACCTTACCGTATAAGGTTGCTAAAATCTCGTCCGCTACTTTCTCGCCGTCCTTTGCAGGTACTTGGGCGATAACCATAAGGCAGCCGCCTGCCTCCTTAACTGCGTCGCTAAGCGCGTTTGCGCTATCTACGACTTTCTTTGCTTTGTCTGTCATATACTTTTTATCTTGTATCGTCTCCCGGAATACGCCGGGCCGTTTTATTCTTTTGTTCTAAATCCGTGTATCGCGATACCCAGCAGCAGGGCTAAGTATAGGGCGTAAAACGGATGCTGCATAACGAAATCAAATAAAGGCTGCATAGTTGTTACTCGATGCCGCTAAAGTCGTCGGCTATTGGATTTATAGCGGGGCGTTTGTCGCTCGCTGGTGCCAGCGTTGGTTTGCCCTGCGGTTTAACGATATAGTCGCCGCAGATAGCGGCAAACTGTTTCTTACCTGCCAGCTTTTCCAGCTCTGTAATGGTGCGCAGTTCCTGCGGCTTGTATATGTCCGCTGTAGTATAGCCCGCGTTACTTAGAGCTGAGGCCGCGCCGCTTATGTCGGTAATCTTTCGGACGCTGCGGCCCTCTACGATTTTCCAGCCCGGTATCTCTACGCCGCTTAACGCTTGCTGTAGCGCGTACTCCTCGACACCTGCCAGCCACGTTTTAACGGTTGCCAGTCTTGGCAGCACGTCGTTAGCCAGTTCTTCCGGGGTAAGTATCTTATCCGCGTAATCTTTGGCCATCGTAGTACATTGGTTAGCCAGTGCGCGGCAGCTGCTCTTTACTTTGCAGAATTGACACCAGCCGCCGGGGTTCTGTGGGCCGTCTCCCTTATAGGCTTTTTCGGCCGCGGGGATAAGTACGGTTTCCGTCCAGTTGGTAAGCTCCTTAATAGATAGCTCCCACTCGCTGAGGTTGTCGATACGCGGCTGTACTATCGTCATACGCACGCGGTCTATATGGTACTCGAAGCTAAAGCGGGCAAACGCGCCTAACGCGTATATCATCATCTGCGGGTTATTCTCCGCGCTTACTCGTACACCTTTGCCGTACTTAAAGTCGATAACCTCCATACAGCCGTCGGCGATAATAATAGCGTCGGCAGTTCCGAAAGCCTCCGGTACGTAGTCGCTAAAATCTAATCTTGTTTCTACCAGCAGCTGCGCGTCCGGTGTTCTCTCCAGCGCGGCGTTTAATTTCTCCAGTACGATAACCTTATAGGTGTCCGTATATTCGTCCATTTCGCCGCTGTGGTACTGCGCGTCTAACTCTGCTATCTCGGCCTGCTCCCCATCGGTCGGCTGGCCTAAATACTCTTTTAGCTTCTTAGCGCAGTAGGCGTGTGCTAAACTACCCTCGGCTGCATAGCTGCTGCCGCTGTCCTCTACTGTAGCCTCCAGTCTTGGTGCTGCTGCGCAGTTTATCCAGCGGTGCGCGGCAGACGGGCTTAATAATGCGTGTGCGCTCATAGGCTAAAAGGGGCAGGTTTCGGTTAGTTCATCGCCTTTAATCTCTACAGCATCGCACGCGGCGATAAACTTAGCGCGGCTTTCGCTGTCGGGTAATGCGCTTGGCTTCTCGGCACCGCAAAGGGCTGCTGTATTCTTAAACCACGCCGTTAAGCGTTTGTGCCACGTCTTGTAACCCTCGCTGTCCGGCTTCTCCTTGTAGTCCTCGCCCTCGATGCGCTTACGGGTTCTATCCATCGCCGCGCGTATATCTACCTCGGTGTATTCCTTTGGTTTCTCCGGCATTGGTTCGGGCTTGGCCTCTTCGGATGCTGGCGCGGTTTCCTCTGCGGCGGGTGCTGCCTCGGCTGTTGGCTGCTGCGCGGCTGGTTGGTTTACTTGCTTTGGCTTAGCCTCGGCCTTTGGTTTTCTCTGCGGCTGCTGCGCTGCTGGCGCGGCCGTCTGCGCGGTTGTAACCAGTCCGGAAAGCATCGACAAAAGCGCGCTATCCATACCGATATTAACCTGCACGTTAATTTGAATTGGTTGCATAACTTTACTGTGTTATAATTCGTTGATAAACTTTGTAAGTTCCTTAATCTTATCCTGCTGCTCCCAGTGCGTAAATAATCGGGCAGCTGTGAAGCCGGCCACCAGTGTGATAACCTTAGAGGAAACCAGCACGTAAACCCAGCTTAACGCCGGCAGCTCGTCGTCGGGTACAGCGAAAAAGCCGATAGTCGTAATAAGCCCCAGCACGAAAAGCACGTAGTAGCGATAATTTGAAAAAATCTTTTTCATACTCTTACGATTAAATTGTTTATAAATAGGTGGCTTCCCAGCATTTAACTATCTGCCTCCCCGTTGTAAATTTTGCGCGTCCGGCTTTTCTTACGTTGAAACGTATGCAGCCGTCCTGCTCCCAGCGTTTTACCGTGTGACGCTCCACGCCTAAAAGCTCTGCCGCCTCGCGCTGGCTGTAGCGTCTATCCGGTTCGCATACTGGCTTAACTGGCACCATAGCGCGTAACCGATAACTGTAGCCCATCGCTTTTGCAGGCAAAGCGGCAGTTTTCCATCTTCTGCATAGCGTAGGCCGTGTTTTTTTGGCTATCCATATCGTAGCCATCCGCGCATTGCGTAGTAATGGTGTCCCCATTTCGCATAGCCCTAAGACGTTCGCGGGTAATCTTTTCGACGGGTTTTACCGCCATTTCACTAACTTTCTGCGTCATTTCCTCTAACTTTTGTTAAAAACTTCGTTCGTTCGTTGGTACATTAAGAAAAACCGCCTATCTTTGCCATTGGAAAGTATGCGATAGCCGGCTAAAAAGTCGGCGGCCTTTCTTATGCCCTTTCGGTTCGTTCGTTTGTTCGTTGGTGCAAAGATAGAGGTATTTCGGTAACTTCCAAAATTTTTAGGCAAAAAAGTACCCGCAAAGCTCTAAATTTAACGATTATTTAGAGAAATACGGGTATTTGGGCGTATAATTTAGTTTGAAAGCGTATGAAAGACTATGTAGGTAAAGCCGCAGACGTGCGTAACCGCATTAACCTGCTGCTAAAAGAAAAGGGGTTATCCCAAAATTCGGTAGCTGGTGGCGATACACCAACCCAAAAACGGTTAAATAGCCAGTTAAGCCACGGCAGTAATATATCGCTCGATACAGTCCTGCGGGTGCTGGATGCCTGCCCGGACGTATCGGCAGACTGGCTGCTGCGCGGTGTTGGCGAAATGTACCGCGCCACGTCTCCGGCTGTTAGCGCGCCGGTAACTGGTGCTAATAGCGTAACCGGCGAAAACGCTACAGTAATCGGCCAGCAAACCGCGGTACTGTCCGAAACATTCGTGCGCGATATGCTGGCCGAAAAGGATAAGCAAATACAAACCCTATTACAGTTAATGGCAAAATGAAAAAGTTATTATTCGTGATGCTGGCCGCTTTCGTTTGCGTTTCCTGCTCTAAAGACGAAAGCGATTTAGTCCCTAACGACGGGCAGTATATCGCACGCTCCGGCGATATGGTTGTATGTATGCAGCTTAAAGGTGGCCGCTGCTCTTACTTTGCACCCTACATAAAGGGCCGTATTTTCCATAGCTGGACTAACGTAACTACGTCCGGCAGCTACCCTGCGTACACATATAGTATAAAAGATTTTACCGTGCAAGCGCGTTATAGTAGCCTCGATGCTTTTACGGCTACGCTCTCCGGTGTTCTCCATACTGAGGAAAGCGACGCGCTAAATACTGGCCAGTCTCTATATATCGGTGTGCCTGCAAGTATGCAGTTTAACTTAGATAATTCCGTACTGGACGCTAACGGCGACGGGGTGCTGGATAGCCAGCAGTAAACTGCAAATTTTCAGCAAACAAGTTTTAAGTAATTGTAAATGGCTGTGTTTTAGGCTGTTATAAAACTCCGATTTATATTAAGATAAGATTGCAGGAACATTCCACCTTGCTCATTGATTTCTGTAATCCATGAGTTGAGGTACTTCTCCGAATCAACATCGTGAAAGAGGTTGTCTTTTGTGCACAAATCTCTAACTATATCTACTTCCTCTGTAGCAACATCTCCATCACAAGCAATGCAACAGAAAATGGTTTTCAAGTATAATACTTCTTTTGTCATAACAGTAATAATTTAAACGTTAAAACCTATACGAGGTCTATCATCGGACTTCTTCATTTCTTCGCCATTCATCATAGCTCGAATGCGCTCGTATTTGCGTAATTCATTGTTGCTAAGTGAAGGAGTTGTGTTTCTAATTGCAGCTTTCAATAGCTCCATCGTTATTTTGCTATGTTGGAGAAGTGCATTTCGTGACGCATCATTGACTATCAGTTGTATATCAGCTGAGACATAACCTTGGGTCATATCAGCTAATTGATGATAGTCTAACCCAAAATCGTAAGGGCGTTTGTTCAAATACAACCTGAACAATGCCATTCGAGCTTCTATGTCAGGCACACCAATGTAATACTTTTTATCCAAACGTCCCGCACGCAAAATCGCAGGGTCAATCATATTTGGATAATTGGTTGCCCCAATAATGAATATGCCTTTTTCTCCAGTCCTATCCATTTGGGCCAACATCTCATTAACAGCACTTCTTGACATTTCATGCACATTCCCATCATCCCGGTTAGGGACAAGTTCATTCATCTCGTCAATGAAAATCACTGTTGGTGCGTTCTCCTCTGCCTCTTTAAACATCTTGGCAATATTCTCTTGCGTAGCATTAACATAACGGCTCTTTAGAGTAGCTGGCGTGATGCACATAAAGTTGAATCCGACCTCTTCCGCAAAGTGTTTTGCAAAAAATGTCTTTCCACAACCAGGAGGACCATACAGCAACATCCCATTTGGAATAGTTACACCATAACGATGGTATTCTTCGGGATTGTGAAGAGGTTCGATAACTTCTTCACGCATTTGTTGCTTCAACTCTTCCATTCCGGCAACTGCTGCAAAGCCTTCACCTTTCTTCTTGATAGCGGAAGGAACTGACGGATTGGCGGATTGTTGTTGTGATAAAATCTTACGTTTCGTAGATTGGCGTTCTATCTTTACATCTCCATCAATAGCCTTTATAAACTCATCTGCGCTTTGAAACCTGTCTTCTGCATCATAGCTTAAAGATTTTGCTATCACATTCAGCAGTTGGTCGTCAAGTTCATACTTGTCCTCTTTTGTGAGTAAAAGTTCTTTGTCTCGTTCTGCCAAGATGGAATCGATAACATCTTGCCCACGCTTACTTGAAATATCTAAGAACCAAGGCAACTCTCCATAAAGAAGATGGTACATCATCGCTCCAACAGAATAGAGGTCTGTCTGAACAGAACAAACGCCCGAGAATCGTTCTGGCGCAAGATAAAAAGGATTCAACTCCGTCATGTCTGGCTTGGCTGGCGGTTGAATCAAGAATCTTGCATAACCAAAATCAATAAGTTTCAAGTCTTGCAGTTCCCCAACGAGATTAAGAAAAACGTTTTGTATTGTTACCTCGTTATGAATGACAGGTGTAGGTAGCGTATGCAAGAAAGACAATGCCGATAATACAGTCTTAGCTATTGTTTTTATCTCATATACGCTGATTTCATCATCACGGATAATTCTCTGCGACAATGTTTCTCCGCTTACAAATTCGGTGACGAGCCAAGCATATTGACTTCCGTTCATCATCATATTGCCAGAGTCTATAAACTGACAAAGATTATGATGTTTCAGCAATTTGGCAATCTCAATCTCTATCACTCGACCATTATCATCAATCTGATTACGATTGAGTTTTGAGTAATTGATAAGTTTCAAGAAGCGGGTCTTGCCACTTGTATCTTTTACACGATAGGTTTCCGCATAAGACCCTTGCTTATGCGGAAACGCTACTGTGTATGAACCTATTTTATCGTTCTTCTTGAAGTACATAAATATTATTTAACCTCGTTGTTTACTTCCACCAAAGACGAATCCTATACAACTCCAAACGGTCGCTATCCACCACCACACATTGTATGCTGTGCTGTAATCGTTCGCTTTATATAAAGCATCACCGAACCAACTACGCAACAAGTTTGGTATGAAGAACAATCCATGCCAAATGCCTGAGTACCATGTGTAATACTTGTCGGGTTTAATATCGCACAGAAGCCAACCGACAAGGCAATACACTAAAACTATAATAATAATTCTTATCATGGATATAGTTATTTAAAAATCGCTCCTATTATTCCCAAAACACAGGCAAGAATAATTACGTTTAAAATGTATCCTATTATATAATAGCCTTGTGCTTTCATCACTGAAACAACACTGCCCTTTGATGAAGAACTGTCGAATTGAGGATATTCAAATTTTTGTAGAATTGAAGCCAGCTTATAATGGATCCATCCTATAGGACTAATCTTCGTGTTTTCATTAAAATCAAAGTTGCAATATGTTGCAATTTCAGGACAGCACTTAGCCCAATTATCTATAGTTGAATCAAAAATAGCTACAATCAGTTTTTTGCAAACAGTGCTTTTCGCATCGTCCATATTTTCAATTTCTGAATAACATTTGGCTACAGCACCAGCTTTATCTCCTATCCAGTTTACAAAGTCGATATACCCTTTACCTGCATAGAAAACTTGTTTGTTAAACTTTTGCATTTTAGACTCTACGATACATTCTTGTATAAATCCAATCCAACCCGGTACATAAAACTTATGGTGAAACCCATATACAGGTTCTTTGTTAGCCAATGAATCATTGGCATCAATCAACTCTTGTATATTATTTTTCAAATCACCGTCAGGAAATTGTGATAATATATCTTCGTTTGTCATTTTAATAGTCCTCCTGCATTAGCTGCGTCCTCCTTAGGCATAAGCCCCAACAGTTCCGCTGCAATTTGTCTAAGTCCCTCGGTTGTAGGGTTGTTGTTTATTTGCTCCATCCCTCGGTTTACAAGTTGTCGGGCTCGTGAAGAGTCTTTCCAACGGATTGTTCCTAAGCGATCGTTGCAATATCTAACAATTCCTATACACTGATAAAGCATTGTAAGTTGAAAAAACAGACTTTTTACCTGTTCCAAAACCTGACGACCAATTTGTACATCTTTTGTTCGAATGGCATTGTCTGTTTGCGTGCGCAGTTGGTTTACCATTTGGGCAGACTTGTCATTACCCAATTCGCTTTGTGCCTTTTCGAGATTGTCAAACTCATCGCGCAACTCCTTTTCAACACGCTGCCATTCTGTACCAGCATCAAGTTTTTCAATTTTTCTTAGCAAATCGCGCAGATGCTTGAGCACCTCTTTTTTCTCCGTTGTATTTTCATTGTCAGCATGCAAAGAGGCAAGCTCGGCTCTTAAATCACCTACGCCTATACCACTCTCTTCCAATGTCTCAATTGATGCTTCAGCTTCATCAAATCCCTTATTAATTTGATTATTGGAATCCTCCAAAGTGTGTTTCTTGCCTGTATCGAAATTTTTCTCAATAGTGATATCAGTTGCAAGGAAATACACTTCCATTCTCATCTGTTCGGATGAGTCGGCTTTCAATGTGATATTCACAAGGCTGCCCTCTGGAATAAAAGAGTCAACTTCGTCACCCGTGATGACAACATCTCCTACATTCTCATAGTGCGAGGCTGGCTTACCTGCGGCTTCATCAAAGTCATCAGTTTGGTAAACAGGGACTGTCAGGATATCGCTTGCCACCCCAGGGCGGAGCTGGTTTGTAGTTTTCAAGTCTCTTTCAATAATTCCTGTAGCAGGAAGAGGCTTGTTTTTCTCCATTCCCTTAACCATTTCGATTACGCTACGTTTCTTCTCCTCGCTCCAAATGCCAATACCTATATTATAAGGTAATGGTGCAGCTCCTACAACAGTGCCTTGGATTATTGTGATTTCGTTAGGGAAGCAAGGTAGGGAATTGCCTTTATCATCATAACATGATATTTTGAACGAATTTGCCTTGCCCTCCAAAAGATTTAATTCTACGACATCACCATTGGAGTTAATCTCTACCTTACCGCTTGACCATGCCTTGTCTCCTCTTACGAACTCAACGAAAACCTTGATGAGAGCAGAACCATCGGCAAGACACACAGGCACAACTTCTGTCGATTCAACTGTGGTTGACTCATAGCTGACATCAAGTTTTACAGTTCCTACTTGTATCTCATCATCCGAGACCTCCGCATCCAACGTTGACGCATAGAGAGCCGCGCCTGTTGCTACAGCGGTCATCGGATCGATGCTCGTGTCAACATTTGGGGTAATTTGTTCTCGCAGCATCTGACGAATAAGCGGACAGTGTGTCGGTCCGCCTACAAGAATCAATTTCGTGATTTGCGAGCCTTTAAGGTTGTTGCGCTGTATAAGGTTCTTGCAGATGTCAACTGCTTTTTGAAAATATGGACGAAAGACATCGAATACTTGTGCCTGTGTCAAGGTTAGGTCAAGTTCAATCTCCTCTCCCTCCTCATCTTCACCAAGGTCGCCCAAATTGGAGATAATGTCCTCATGGTCTTTGAATGAAAGCTGGTTCTTTGCATCTTCGGCATACGTCTTCATTGCATCGCGAAGAATTTCCTTCTCTGCCGCATCCATCCAGATGTTGTCAATAGAATAGTTCTGTTTTAGATACGGAACTATGATATTATCGACAAGGGCATAATCCAAGTTCTTTCCACCAAGATAGTTATCACCCTCAGTGTCAAACACTTGCATAATGCCGTCCTCTACTTTTAAGAGTGCTGCATCAAAAGTTCCTCCACCAAAGTCAAAGACCATCCATATTCCGTTTTTCTCTTCGGCTGTAAGTCCGTATGCCATAGAAGCTGCTATCGGTTCCTGCAGCAGTTCACAATGCTTAAACCCTGCCATCTTTGCAGCCTCTATTGTGGCTGTTTTTTGATTGACGGTAAATTTCGCCGGAACAGTTATAACAACTGAACTAAATGTTTCGTCTGTAACAAAAGATTTCAATGTCTTCAACACTTCTGCAGACAGTTCTTCTGAGGTATAGTTGCAGTTTTTGTTTGTACATACATAGTTGGTATTGGTAGCCATTGTACGTTTAAACTCCACGTATGTATTGGATGCTCCAATACGCCATGTCTTTGTAGCACGACGCTTGTCTTGTTTCATATCATTATAGGCACCATCACCTACTTTTATCGAGCCTTTCTTGTTTACAGAGATGCATGAAGGCATAGTATCCTTCAAAACATCTGTTTTGATAACAACTGGCTCTCCTTTTTCCATGCGACAGATTGCGGAATTTGTTGTTCCGAGGTCAATGCCATAGTCTATTTTATTTCTTGCCATGATAATATTGTTTTAGATGTTTTGACTTACAGTTATTTGAGCAGCTTGTATCATTTGCCCCTTATAGTTTATTTGTGGTTTTGTTATGCCGGTGATGATTTGCTTTCCTTCCTCCAAATCTTCATCAACAACGAAATTGGCGATAACTTTCATGCCTTCATTATATGGCTTTCCAAGCATATCAACAATCTCATAACCATTGGCTTTGAAATTGTCTTTTATGCGCTCCACAGCTTTTGCCAACTGCTTATAGCCCTTGATTGAGGAATCCATGCGCGACATATTCAACTCTATTCTGACAATCTCGTCGGCAACTTTTAATGCGAGTGAATGGTCTGTTTTACCATTACCTTCATTCTTGGGAGCATTAGCAATTTGTCTATCGAAAAGTTCCAGTAGTTTATCGTCAAGTTTCACCGATTCTTCTTGCATCTTTCCTTGTGCGACCTGCAACGCATCTTGTGCCTTACGCACTTCGTCAATAGATGTGCTACCTAATTTGATGCGTTTTACCAATCTATATGCCACACCAAAGATCGCTACTAACAATAACAAGACTACCATTCCTGCCCAAAGTGTTCGACTTTGTAACATATTTTGGTTTTCTTGTACATTGCTGTTAGTTTCATCTATCTTCCTACATATGCTTTTGTTATCGGCAGACTGCTTATCTTCCAGTCGCTGGCAAACATTGCGCAAACTGTCAATGACTACACTTTGTTCGTAGTTCTCACTTTTGAGGGTTTTGAGACAATGTTCTGTTATTTTTTGCTTTTCCGTTAGACTACGCAACTCGATGCTGTAATAAGCATACTGGCTCTGAAGCACTTCGTATTTTTCTTCCAATGCCTTAACCCTATCATTATTTGGCACTGTTTTTGCGCTTGCTGACAAACAAATAAATGTAGCAAACATAATTCTTAAAAACGTTTTCTTTACAGTCATAAATCTGATAATTTAATTATAAAACAGATAATGCCCAATGTTATAAGAAAGCATACAGTAGCACCATCTTTTCCAACCATAACAGCACCTATTACTGTGTTGAAAATTAAAAAGAAAATACACGCAAGACAGCCTCTATTCTCTTCATCTTTAATCTCGTTGTAAATACCTTTTGCTGCTCTTTCAACACCAGCAGGGGCATCTTCTACTTGTTTCATAATTTTTTCTTTCAAAGGTAGCAGCTTATAGGTCGGAAGAGGGTCATTTAATTGTAATAAGAAATCATTTATTGTCTTCCTATTAGGTAAATACCTTTCTTGCTCAAAAGATTTCTCCATATCCAAGACATCCATTATAAGCAAAGCCTTTTTTGCCTTTAATACAACTCTTTTAATATATTCATATTTTGTCTTTCTGTCTTCTGATTCATATAGAAACTCATCGTTATATAGCGACGAATATAATGGGTGAAACAGAGGGTCTGATTTTTCCATTATTTTTTTATTCCTTTGCCGTCTTTCTTCTGCGGGGTCGTATTTTTGAGCTTCATTAATTTCGGCAATAACATTGTTCAATGCATTATTTACAACTAATGTAGATATTTTCAGATAATATTCATTGTCAGCACCCAATTTATCCTTTATAGACACCAAATACGGTTGGGTGTTTTCAAGAAGTGTAACAGCATGGCTTATCAAATCGGGCAACTGGCAATATTTATGCAATTCTTCCTTGATAGCCTTGTCCTCTGTAAACACTTCAAATGGGGGCAAGTTATCTATAATCTTTTGAAGAATGTCAACATTCTCTTTACACCTGTCCTTTGCCGCTTGTCCTACGACAATGCTCAATGCATATTTTTGTAGAGACATTGCCTTTATAGCAGCATCGGGTTCTTCAGAATCATTGTAATAGTCTATTCCACATTGCAGAATTTCAAGTCCTAGTTTGTCAGCAATCATCTGATATTGCAAATCAGTGTGGGTAAGCATTGATGACAACTCGGTCAAAGAGTCGGTTGTGTGTTTTCGCAGTTGCTCACCGGCTAATAGCCTTTCTTTGGGTTGATTCCCTTTTGATTTCCTTGCCAACTCTATACAATTCTGTATGTCTGCAATAAATTTTGAGGCACATTTGTCAATAATATATTTTCTCCAATTTCCATGAACAGTTTCCCTATATACAAGTTTATAAGTCCCAGAAGATAACTGTATAACATCTAAATACTCTTTGTTATTAGCTATTTCTTTTGGTGTCAATTCTCCCAATTTTGACCAAAAAGCGACAAGGGTAATATTTTCTTTATCATCAATAAAAGCACACGACTTAAACTTATCGCCTGTTTCTCTATTAACAAAAGGGGCCACTTTCATCTTTCCATGTTCTCTTGCAAAAGAGACCAACGGCCAACTTCTGTCTGCTTTGTTAACTATTAGCAATTCTTTGGCTCCTAAATCATCACATATATTATCTAATAAATTTTCTATTAGAAAATCTGTAGATTCTAAAGAATAATCATTGACTACATAACCAACAAACCCTCTGGCGTATTCGATATTAGTATATAGTCTTTCGGCATAATACAATGCCAAAAACAGATATCCGTTTATCAAAAAGCATAAGAAAAGGTTTTGCAAAGAAGAAGGGCATTCCTTTTTGCGCCATATCTCAATAGCTCCATGAATATCTCCATTAACCAAATGCTTGAAAGCCACATCATCTAATGGTGTCATTTTTACAAACCAAAACTGAGCATACAAAATTTGGTCTTTGGGCAAGGTGAGTTTTGCTTCAGCATCTGCTACCGAAGCATCTGTTCTATTAATGAGTCCCAAATATGAGGGTAGGTCTAAAGGAAAAGAAACAGACTTGCCCACCTTCAAAAACGCTTTCATGCGATTGTGATTAGCCAGTCTTTCCTTTGTAGGAGAGTTTGAATAGACTCCTAACTGACGATATGGATTGTTTTGCAGTATATTCATTCTAATTCCGTAAACAATAAAGCCAACCGACTCCCTTGTTGACGAAATCCACTCACTAATACATACGAAAAAGCGTGGAGCCTGTTTTGTCACTCGTTCCACGATCGATAGGCCTTCGCATTGCCCTGTAAGTCGAAACGAGCAACGCCAATACAACGTCAAATCTCATGCAACATTCAAAATGACAATAAAACGTGCGTAAATGCTAATATATACAGCATATAGCAGGTATTTAACAAAGTGTGTATTTTGTTATTTGTTTGTTACTATACCATTTAATTTTATAATTTATCATAGTTAATGGTTCGTAATTGGTTCTTATTTTGGGTAACAAATCCAATTATTTTTCGTATCTTTGCACCGTGAGTAACAAATCTCGCAAAATGACAATAAGTAGAATAAATAACAAAGTAACATGAGAAGTAACAATGAACCTGTGCGCATACG